TACTTATATGGATAATGACTTTAAAATATTCGGTGATAAGAATTTCTCTGATTTATCTAAAGAGATATACGAGAATTCTAAACTAAAAAAGACTCAAATTGATCTCTTAATCCAAGAGGTACATGGTTACATACAAGGTATCGAAGATATAGCTGTTGTAGGTCCTATTATAAAAGAACTGATGGATGTAGGGATTAAGAATGATGATAACCTGGTTAAGTTAGCAACGTTGTATCAAAGGCTTATGGCTAAGACTATGACCGCTGAATCGGATGTTGCATTATTATCTGATGAAGAGAAGGAAGAATTAATGGGTGCTCTTGAAGATGTATCAACTGATTTACAGAAAAAATCAGATGAACTAGGGATTAAAGAAATTAGAAAGAAATACGGAAACACATAATGTCTTTTTTACCAGGTCATGTTGAGATGGTTTTTACAAGTGCCGATGAGGATAATCCCTTAACTACTACTATATCAGAAGTGGGTAAAATAAAATTAACTCCATATACAAGTGATTCAACAGGTGTTTCTATAGACGCCATACCTTTACTTCGTGGAGTTCAAGATTCCATTACACGAGGTGATTTAGTTTTATATACAAATATAGGTGGTGAAAATTTTTATTTAGGTCCTATAAATACCCGCAACATACCATCTAATTCTTCTGATCATATGTATAGTGCTATAAGTACAGGTAAGGATAGACCTGATGGTTACAATAGATTTATATCAAATTTAGTTTATGATAAATTATCAAAACCTAGAAATCCACAAATGGATTTTCCAGCAATCTATAACCGTATAAATATCAATTCCGTATCATATCTAGAATCTACTGTATCTGATCTTATGTTGGAAGGTAGGACTGGTAATGCTATTAGGATAGGCAATAGATATGACAATCCATTAATAATAATATCAAATAATAATTCTAATGATAAGGAAACATTAGGTGGTGGTGGTTCTATATTTGCCATGACATCCATTGGAACTATTGATAATAACTTTCCAACTGAGATACATGATGAAATTGAAAACACCGAAGCAGTTAGTAAACCTGGATATAGATTATCAGCAGATTCAGATGGATATAATATTGCCAGAGGAAACGATATAGTAAATGAAGAAAAACCTGAAAGTAAATTCAATTACAATTATGGATTTATAAAAGATTATAATCCTGAAGAAGCTGTGTCACCTAATGATGAATTTGATCAAATTATAATATCTTCTGATAGAATAATATTTAACTCTACTGTAGAGGATATAACGATATCAGCAAATCGTAATATCAATATAGGAAGTAATAAGAACCTTACAATAAACAATAAAGGTTTCTCAGTATTTCAATCTCCAAATATTTATATAGGAGAAGCTGCCAAACAAAGGGTTCAACCAATGGTATTGGGTGATCAGCTTCAAAAAATATTAGTAAGGATACTTAGACTTTTAGGAGATGCTCAAGCACTTGGTGATATGAATGTACCACAGAAACTATGTCTGTTTCCAAACATACATGTTGCTGGGACGTTGAGTCAAGAGGTAGATAATATAATGCAAGAATTTAATTTAGGAACATTAGAACCTGGACAGAATCCAGCACCTGAATATGAAAAGAATTTAGATGAGAATGGTTTGGCTATATCAGATACCATTACTGGTCAACCATCATTTTTATCCAACAGACATTTTATAGAACCAAATAGAGTGGAAGTAGAGACTCAAGGTCCTCCTCCACCACCACAGGAGTAAACATGAAGTTATCTTTATTTAAGAAAGTAATAAGAGAAGTAGTAAGAGAAGAAATAGAATATTCTCTTGCTGGACTTCGTAAAGAGTTAAAAGAAGTACTGGTTAGCAAGATAAACAGTGAGATGCTAAACGAAACACCCACTGTGGCACAGAGCACTGAGGTAGTTCAAAAACCAGTGACTGAATCAAAACAACGAGTTCCGATGACAAAGGACTCTATATTAAATGATTTACTTAAAGAAACTGCTGACTCAGGTGATTGGAAAAATATTAATAAAGAACCAGAGACTACTTCTGTGATAGATAATACTCAAGGATTACCTGATCATTTGGCAAGTGCTCTTAACAAAGATTATTCTGGTGTAATGAAAGCTGTAGAAGAAAAGGCAAAGTTTAAAAATGGCGCTTAAACAAACAAGTGATAGTTCAGGTGATTTACGAGAGGATCTTAAGCAGATTGCTATCGATAGGATAGGACAATCTGAGTATGATGCTATGGACGCTATTAGTAAACAAAAGATTAGTGAGTTTACAAATGAACAAGCAATTGCTATTCAAGCCTTTTTACAGAGACAAGAGTTAAACATTACTGATATGGAGGCATATGGTGTAATTGAACCTGGTAAAATACGAACTTTACCAGCCACCGTAACTGGAGGTACAGCACCTGGTGGAGGTCCTTTATTACCTGGTACATTAGCAGCATCTACTAAAAATTCTAATAGAATAAAATTTAGAGTTCAGATAAGTGATAGATCAAATAAAGTTGGAATACCTGAAGTTGGGAGAATGGTAAAAAGAACATTAGTTAGATTTGTAAGGATATTTTTCTAATGGCAATAGCAGATCCAAGAGTAAATCGATTTATCGAAGACAAAGACACTAGGGTTAGTGTTGGGTTAAAGATGCCACTAGGTAGACAACCTGGATCAGGTGATGGTTTCTTTACATCAACTAAAACAACCATTGATGCTGTGAAAGAAGATATTAAAATGTTATTGTTAACACAGCAAGGTGAGAGATTATTTCAACCACTGCTTGGTATGAATATACGAAGATTTTTATTTGAACAGATTACAGAAAATACTGTAATAGAAATTGAGAATGATATTGTAAGCACATTTAGTCGTTGGTTACCATTTGTTCAGTTAAATGATATCAATATCGATATCAGCGAACAAGATCAGAATAGAATAAAGATAGATGTGAAATTTAATATAGCTAACGCACCTAATGATTTACAATCAGTTGGGGTAGTATTGGGATAAAGTCATGGCATATACTGATCAAAAAATAACACCAACAAATATAAATTACACCAGTAAAGATTTTTCAAGTTTAAAAGCTGACTTGATACAATATACTAAAGCATATTTTCCTGATACCTATAAGGATTTCAATGAGACATCGCCTGGAATGATGTTGATAGAATTAGCAAGTTATGTTGGTGATGTTTTGAGTTATTACATCGATTACAACTATAAAGAGAGTCTACTTACAACTGCTACTGAACGTAAAAATGTAATTAGATTAGCAGAGTTCTTGGGATATAAAACAACACCTGTAACTCCATCTGTTGTAAAATTAACCGTTACTACAGAGATAGATGCTCTTGGTGGTAAACCTGATTATGGTTCTTTAGGAAGTTTAGCAAATCCAATAAATAGTGGATTACAAGTAAGTTCAACAGAAAATTCTTCATTGGTATTTGAAACATTAGGAGAGATTGATTTTACCATATCTGGTTCTCCTGATACACCAGGACCTGAAATAATTGCTCGTGACAATACTGGTATAGCAACTAACTATAGGTTAACAAGATATGTAAATGCTGTATCGGGTGAAACTAAAACAAAATCATTTACTATAACATCTCCAACTAAATTTTTAGAATTGGATTTAGGTGAAACAAATGTAGTTGAGATACTCAATGTAGTGGATAGTTCACAAGGTAAATATTACGAAGTAGATTATTTAGCACAAGACCGAATACTAAAAGAAATTCATTACACAAATGATTCTGATAGAGCCACTGCTTACGATTCAGGTCTCACAGGTGGTAATCAGATTTCTGTTGATGTGTCTGTACCATATACATTAGAGTATATAAAGACAAATAAAAAGTTTGTAAAGAAAGTAGATCCAAATACTAATAATACAAAATTACAATTTGGTAATGGTTTGTATAAATTTAATATATCAGGTTCTTCAAGTGCTGGATTATTTTCTACGATAGAACAACAAGGTATGAATGTATCTGGAGTTCCATCTACTGTAATAAACTCTGCTTTAAATAATTTAACTACAAACAATTCTTTGAATCTTGGTGAGACACCTGCAAACACTATCTTAACTGTAAGATATAGAGAGGGTGGTGGATCAAATACAAATGTTCAATCAAATG